TTAAACATGAATTTTCTAAAATAATGCATATTATATTTCGTGAAGGTGTTTTTTATGGGTACGAATATTCAACGCCAGATTCTTATTTTATTCAAAAATTAGACCCAGACTATTGTAAGATATCAGGATTTGAAGATGGTGTTTTTAGTTTTAAATTTGATTTTTCATATTTTAATAAAGACCCTTCCCTTTTAAATAATTATGCAGAAGAATTCAAACAAAAATATAATTTATATAAAAACTCTAAAAAGAATAAAAAATCAAAAAAAGCTCAAGAAGATTTTCGTTGGCAAGAGTTATCTAGTGAAAAATCAATATGTATAAAAACTGATGAAACGGTATTATATCCTTTACCTCCTTTTATTGGAGTTATTCCTGATATTTATGAAATACAAGATTATAAAGCTCTTAAAAAAGCGAATAATGAAATGCAAAATGTAGCTATTTTAGTTGGCACTATACCATATTTAAAAGATAATAATGGAATTGCTAATAATTTTGCATTAGATTTAGAAACTGCAATTGAGTTTGGTAATAAAATAAATCAAGAATTACCTGACCAGTTTGGATTTTTATTATCTGTGTATGACAAAATGGAATTATTTAAATTTAACGATGACAAAGTAGGCACAGACAAAGTTGAAGAAGCAGTTAATGATTTTTGGCGTTCTACTGGTGTATCGAAGAATTTATTTACAGATAGTGGAAATACAGATTCAGCTATGAAATATTCAGTAAAAGCAGATGAACAAACAGTTTTTGCATTGTTATTACAATTTGAAAGATGGATTAACAGAAAATTAAAATATAGTAATAAAAAATATAAATTTAAATTAAATTTTTTAAGAAAAACAGTATTTACTGAAACTGATTATATCAATAGAGAACTTAAATTATCTCAATTTGGTGTGCCTAATAAAATAAAATTAGCTGTAGCTACTGGCATGTCGCAAAGTAGTGTTGATAGTATGACTTTTTTAGAAAATGTAGTGCTTAAATTACATGAAAATTGGATACCACTTCAGTCATCACATACAACTCCTGGAGGTAGTATTGAAAACGACAATATAATAAATGACGGTAAAGGAAGACCTAACAAGGAAACAACTGACCAAAATTCTGATGGTGGTGATGAATAGTGTTTATTGTTTGTTTTGATAAAGATTTAATAGAAAAATTGAAATCAAGTGGATTTAAGTTGCTTAATCAATATGATGGTAAAGCAACTTTTGTTTATGATAAGTCAATTAAATTTAACTTTGATAAGGTAGACAAAGCTAAATTTATGATAACTAACAGATTAACTTTTTAAGGTGGTGATTTTATTTGAAAAATAAAATTATTTCATTTTCTTCTAAATTTGGTATGCCAGAAAAATTCAACTCACAATTTCATAAAGTTAAAATATATGTAGCTTATGCTGGTAAAAACAGAAATGGAAGTATTATAAGTAAAGAAACTTTTGAAAAAATGATTCCTAGTATTTATGGTATACCAATCGTTGGAGAATGGAAAGAAGAAAAGAATGATTTTGGTTCACATGGAGGTAAAATAGAAATTACTGATGAAGGAATTGAATTTATAGACACAACAAAACCTTACGGTTATATAGACAGTTCTGCAAATGTTTATTGGGAAACAGTAGTTGAAGAAGATGGTACAGAAAGAGAATATTTAGTAACAGAAGGTTTTTTATGGACAGGTCGCTATCCTGAAGCTTTAAATGTGTTAGATGGAAAAAATAATCAATCAATGGAAATTACTGTTTTAGATGGCAAAATGTCTGAAGAACATGAAGGATACTATGAAATATTAGATGCAGAATTTTCTGCATTATGTATTCTTGGTGAAGAAGTTGAACCATGTTTTGAATCAAGCCATATTAGTCAATTTAGTTTAAATAAAGAAGAATTTAAGAAAGAATTTGCTTTAATGGTTAAAGAATTAAAAAAATCAATTAATTTTTCACAGCAAAAAGAAGATGAAATTCAAGGACAAAATCAACAAAACAAAGGAGGTGAGAATATGGAAGTGAGTAAGTTCGCAACATATAATCAAAAAAGAGAAGCGTTAAAAAACGCTTTAGATCCTGAAATAATCAGAGATAATGAAGGTAATATAATTGAAGAAACTTATTATTGGATAGTTGATTTTGACGATGAATATGTATATGTAGAAAGAAGGCATTGGTTACAAGACAACTATACTTTAGATTATGGTAGATTTGCATATACTTTTGATGAAGAAAGAAATGAAGCTACTATAACAAGTGAATTTGAAAAAATGATTTTAGTTTGGCTTACTGAAGAAGAAAATCAAAGAATACAAGAAGAAAGAAATAATTATCAAGCAATATCTAAAGAATATGAAGAATTAAAACAAAACTATAATTTAATAGAAGTTGAGTTAAAAGAATTAAGAAAATATAAAGCTAACATTGAAAAACAAAAACTTGAAGAACAACAAGCTGAATTGTTTGAACAATATGATGAACTTTTAAAAGATAACGCTGAATATGCAATTATTAAAGAAAACAAAGATAATTATTTAATTGAAGAACTAGAAAAGGAATTAGCATTATTATATGTTAAATCTAATGCTAAATTTTCTAAAAAAGATACAAAGAAAAAAATTAAAATAGGAATTGAGCCTGAAGAAAATAATGTAATATCATCTCCGTATGGAGATTTAACTTTAAAATTTAAAAATAAAAATATAACTAATTAAGGAGGAATAATTTATGACTAAAGGAATTTTTATAGCTGAAAATATGGCTTCTACAAAATTAGGAAGTCTTTTAAGAAGTGCACAACAAGCAACTGCAATTGAAAATGGTTCTATTGTAACTTTAGGAAATTTAGTAAATGGTGAAATGGATTTATATGAATCTGCTGCTGTGTCTGCTAATACTGACACTATTTATTTTGTTGATGGTGTTGAACTATTAGCGTCTGAAGAAACAACTAAGGGATTAGATGATTTTGAAAATCCAGCAGACAAACCATTTAGAGTAAGAAAACCTATGGTTGGCGATGTATTTTCAATAAGTGAATCTATGATTTCTGCAATAGGTTCTACTGTTGTTGAAGGAAATCTTGTTGAAACACCTGCAAGTGGAAATAAATTACAAGAAGTTACTACTGCTACTGCTGGAGTATCTTTTGTAGCTAAAATAGTTAAAAGATGGACTTTTGGGTCAAGAGCTATACCTATGGTAAGACTTGAAGTTATTAGTGTAGCTTAATATTATAAAACAAAAATATAATTAATTAAGGAGGAGTATAATTATGGCAGATAAAAATGCTATTGTAAAATTAGCTGTAGATATTTGTAAAAACAGAGTAAATACTGAATTTGCTTCTAATGATAGAGATGAACAAATGAGAGTTTTAAGAGAAGCTTTAATTGAAGCTAATGGTGGAAGTAGAAAACTTGATTATAAAGCTATGAGAAAAAATACTGAATTGTTTGAAATAATAGAAACAATTCTTGAAATGAATGATGTTCAAGGATTTGAAGATAATGATTTCTTTGAACAGTTTGTAGATTATAGAAACATTTCATTAGGTGATGAGAATTATTTCTATATAGAAGATAATTCATTATTTACAGTTACTACAACTGCTGAAGGAGTAGGTTCTACTTTAAGACAAAGAATTAACAAAGGTACTTCACAGTCTATTCCTACTAAACTTTATACAATTGAAGCTTATGAAGAATTGAATAGACTATTATCAGGAAGAATTGATATTGTTGATTTTGTTGAAAAAATGAGAAGGTCATTTGCAAACAAGAGAATGGAAGCTATTTATACTACTTTCTACAATGGTTTAAGTGGGCTTCCTGCTGCATTTACAGCTACAGGAACATTCTCTGAAGATACATTACAAGACATAATAGCTCATGTTGAAGCTTCTACTGGAAATAACGCAATTATAGTTGGAACTAAAAAGGCACTTAGCAAAGTTGCATCTGCTGTTGTATCAGAACTTGCAAAAGAAAGATATAATCAAATGGGTTACTATGGAGTATTTAATGGTACTCCAATGATGGCTATTAAACAATCACATACTGCTGGAACTTATGATTTTGCAATTTCTGATAATGATTTATGGATAGTTTCATCTGGTTCAAAACCTATTAAATTCGTAACTGAAGGTGAAGCTATATTTGAACAAGGTAGTGCTTTTGATAATGCTGATTTAACTGTAAATCTATTTGCAGGAGAAAGATGGGGCGTTGGTATAGTATTAAATCAATTATACGGACAATATAGAATTTCTTAATTTAACTAGGGGCTTATCCCCTAGTTTTTTTATTAAATTTTATGAATAAAAGGAGAGATGTTTTGTGGCAAAATCTGAAAAAACAAGAAAAAAATCAACTAGTAACAAAAAAAGTACAAAAGACGTAGTTCAAAAAGTAATGGAGTCAACTATAGCTGAAAAACCTGTTGTAAAAAAAGAAAGAGATTTAAATGAAATGATTAGAGTTGTTAATATTACTAATTCTAAATTAGTTTATATCTCTAAAACATCACCTGGATATAGAATTGATTGGGATGAATATTTAGATGAAAACTGGATGGAATATAAAGAATTAATAAATATGAGAAACTCTCAAAGAAGATTTTTTGAAGAACCATGGATAATTTGTGACTGGGATGTTTTAGAAGATTTAAGAGTTGATAAATATTATAAAAATATTATTGATTTAGAGAATTTAGATGATGTATTTAAAAAATCACCAGATGAATTAGCAAAAATATTAGATGTTGTTCCAAATGGGATAAAAAAATTAATAGCTGATAGAGCTTATGAACTTAGAAGAGAAAAGAAACTTGATTCACTTAGTATTATTGAGACAATTGAAAAGAAATTAAATATTGATTTATCAGTTTAAAAAAAGGAGGTATAGTTAATGGCAACCTCCTATGATGATATTAATAATGCTTTTTTAAATAAAATCACCGATGATTATTTAGCAAATCTTACAGAAACAGATTTACAAAACTTACTAGATAAATATCAAAAAAGTGCTAGTGCTAAATTTAAAAAATGTAAAAAACTTGTTGATAAAGACGATGTATTAAGACAATACAATAACGACCTTACAAATGAAGAAATTGAAATACTTGCCAATTTAATGATTTTAGAATGGTTGAAACCTAAGATATATTCTATGGAATTATTAAAGCAAAGCATGTCAACCAAAGATTTTAAACTATATTCTCAAGCAAATCATCTAAAAGAATTGCAAGAATTAAAGAAAGAAACTGAAGCAGAAATCAATCGCTTAATTGTGTCTTATACTTATAGTTCTAATAGTTTAGATGATTTAAAGAAGGTAGATTATTATGATTAAAACTAAATATTATGCAATACCTAATGAATGTTTTTCTAATTATTTTAAATTTTTAATTGGCAAGATATATAAAATACTTCCAATGACTGAAGAGGGCAATATTCATTTAAAAGAATATATGGAAAGTTTACAAAGAGAATTAATTGGAAATATGAATTTAGTTGAAGACTTAAAATATGATGGATATTTTATTACTTTGCTTAATAAAATTGAGTTTTTAATTAATGAAAAGTATGACCATACAATATGTCGTAAAGAAGTTTTTGAATGTATTAATATTATTAAAAAAATAATAGCAAAGTACAATTTAGAATAAAGGTGTGTATTGTATATGCCATTAGATATAAATTTATATAAAAATAGACTTACGGCATATAAAATTGGAACTAAAGATGGTCAAATAGATATACTAAAAAATCAAATTATAAAAGATTTCAAAAATAATCCATCTTATTTTGAAGTTAATATTAATGGTATTTTAAGAGATGTAATTATTACTGAAGTTAATTCATTAAATAACAAACCGGATGAAAAATTAATTATTGCTAAACCAAGTGAAGATATAAATATTGGCGATGTTATTTATTGGAATTCACAAAATTGGTTATGTATAGATACTGATTTAGATAAAACTGTTTATTCAAAAGGAGTAATTAAATATTGCAACAATACTCTCAAATGGCAAGATGAAAATTTAAATGTAATAGAAATGTCTTGTATTCTACTTAACAAAACATCTATTTATTCAGATGGTATTGATGAAACTAAATATTTAAATTTATCAGAAGATCAAATTTTAGTTATTATTCCTAAAAATAGTGATACTATAAAAATACAACTTGATAAAAGATTTATTTTTAATAATAGTAATCAAGCAATATATAAGGTAACGAAAATTGATTTTTTAACACAACCGGGATTAATTAATTTAACTATGAAAAAAGATTTGCTTACTTCAAATGATAAAGTGGATTTAAATATTGCTGATTATCAAGGATTAGTTGTATCAGGCATACAGGGTAGTGATAC